TTTGCCCCTTTAGGCTCGAACCCCCTTATCCATATGCACCGAGGGCGGTACAGCAGTCGTCCTGCTATACCGCCCAATGGTATTAGTGCATTAGTTATTCATCTTCTCTATCACACTGGCCACTTTTGTAATACCAGCAGTCGTAACACTGGTATCCTATTTCGCACATTATTTTCACCTCCTATTAGGAAACCCTATACACTGTGAACTTGTGTTGATTATTACCATTAAAGAGGTCAATGATTCCGTTAGAAACATTCAGAGCAAAGCCCTCAATCGTACCAACAATAGGGATAACAGTGTTGGTATCTTTGATAACCATAACCTCATACACAGTATTATCATCAACTACAATTCTAAGTGTTACATCACAGCCGAACGTATAACGCAAGTGTTCAGTAGCACCAAGTGTAGCACTATCGATGTACGGGCTATGACCGATAACAGTCATAACAGGCATATAATCGCCATCTCGAACCAGCAACGGTGCTGTGTACTTTCTCTCAATGAATACTCCGCTCATGTACGGGTTGCCTACAATGATGTTCTTAGTTGTGGCATACCAGTTATTTTTTGTACTAATAGTACCGCTATTATTTGTCCAAATGGCTGTATTACCTACAAGTTTATTGTGTTCAATGTGCATAGTAGAAGTCTGGCAAGCAATACAGTAAAGGCCGTCAGTAATATCAATGTTATTACCAATAACTACTACGTTAGCACTGTGTTCAGTTTCGATACCAGTACATACAGAACTACCTGCTTCAACAATGGTGTTACCCATGATAACAGTCATGCCCTGTGTGTTCTTGCCAACAATGTCAATGAAACCACCGCCGTTAGGCTTAACCTGAATATGGCACTTTCTGAAATAGTTAGCACTGATAATGCAACTAACCGCACTGCTGAAAATGGCATTTAGCCAGAAATATTCAAACGTACAGTTGTGGACATAAAGGATAGTGTTATTAGGGTCAGGGTCACTCCAAATAGCAAACTGTGCTACACTGTTACCATTAAAATGGCAGTTGTCAATTTCTACAACACCAACGTAGGCGGTAATACCAATATTCATCTTGCCCAGTACACTTACACTTACCCTTGTAATGTGGTTTCTACCACTATAACAACTAAAAGTTGTACCGGTAGATTGGAACTGCCCACCACAAACGTAACAATCTGTCAACTGCCAAGGGTTAGAACATTTAACCACAGCATCGGGGTGTAAAAGCACATTCACACCTGTCATGCGAACAATTTCGTTGAACATATATTCACCGGCAGGGAAGTACAAATATTTGTTATTACTAACAGCATTGTTTAACGCTTCGCTGTTATCAGTAACGCCGTCACTTACCACTCCAAGCACGGTAACATTTTTGTACAAGCTACCAATATCAGAAAGGTCGCCGTTTTGCACTAACACCTTGTACACAGTTTCACCGTTTTTGAACGGAATAAAGCTAAAATACTTGTCGATAATCTGCGGAACCATGTACCCGATAGGGTCTGAGGTGTTGATATTAAAACCAGTACCGTTGAAGTTATGATTTTTGGCGCTCACATTCTTGTCTCCGGTAACAGTTTCACTTAAATTACCAGCATTTACTGTCTTACTACCTGTGATAACCTCAGTGGTTGACTGTGCGTTCACAGTTTTACTACCAGTGATAGTTTCCTCAATAGCCTTAGCACCTATTGTTCTCTTATCAGTAGTAATTTCAGTTACACTATTAGCGTCAATACGTTTGTCGCCACTAAGTGTTTCGGTGTAGTTTACACCATGCAATTCCTTATCGCCACTAAGTACCTCACTATGATTATGACCAGTGAACATTTTATCGCCAGTCACATACTCACTAATAGACTTACCGTTCACGATAATGGTGTTATTATTACCTGTGTTTCTTACATCACTGTCAGCGTTCTCAATAACACCCACGAAGCGGCAGTTATTAGAACTGATTTGCAGTCCAACAGGGACACTTGCTCTAATGTGTGCATTTTCGATGGTTGCATAGTCACACATGACATTGATAGCCTGTTCACCTTTCAGCTCGGATACGTTCTCAAATACCACATTATTAACTTGATAAACAGTATCGCTATTGCTGTACTCGGTGTGGTACAACAGTTCCATAGAGTTGATTACACTGTATTCAAATACAATGTTATCAATTTGCACATGGCCACCTCTACCACGCAACTGCATCAGCTTGTAACCGTCAGTAATAATGAGGTTCTGGAAAAGACAGTCAACAGGTGACAACTCAATAACATTGATGTTGTTTACTTGAATGTCCATATTGCCGTCCAATGTTACATTACATACACTGACACCAGTTACACCGGGTTCATCGTCCCATAACATAGCTTTGTCTGCCCCGCCTTTAAGAACCAGAACTGTGCTATATCTATCATAACCAAAGATAGAAACATTGTCACGCATCTGCAAAGGCTGTACGAGATATTTGCCAGCAGGAATATATACCGCACCACCACCACGTTCAGCAGCCCAATCAATACAACCCTGAAACGCAGAGGTGTCATCTGTTGAGCCATCACCTGTTGCGCCTGTAATACCCTCTGGCGGGTTCTTTACGTTTAGAATAAAGTTGGCGATGATGTCAGACACAACCTCACCAATTTCACCACTATCGATGTACTCTAAAATAAGGTCTTTAATGTGCTGTGTAATATTGTTGTTGTTCTCAACCAACACATTCAACCTCTGCACAACCTTAGCTAATACCTCGTAATAACTAAGACTGTCATCATACACCAGAGGTAAAATTTTGTGTGTCCAATAGCGGACAGGGTCAACATTATTAAAATTACCCATAATACCCCTCCTTTACCAAAGTCCGAAGAACAAATCAGAAAGACTTTCGATAACCTGCATATCAATGTTAAGGAAGGTTTCTCTGTACTCCATAAGTAACTTGGAGTAACTCGGTCCTCCCTGCTTACCACTAACGCTTTCCAGATAATCTTCTGTACTTTCAGCGTTCTTCACCTGATTACTGTTAAAGGTATCATTATTTCTGTAATTGGTTGTAGAATTACCCTCTTGATTAGTTTCGCCGTTAGCACTAATATCTGTGTCGTTATTTGCTGTATTGCTGTCCTTATTTGTAACACTTACATCTGTTGTACCTACATCGGTCTTAGTACCACTACCAATCTTCTTTCTTGCGTTGGTTAGATAGGTTTCATTATCAACATTAGTTAACGCCCCTTGTGGTGTGTCAGAATACAAATCTCGTTCTGTCTTACTATCAGAACTATTCATATTTGTTGTACTATGATTAGTTCCTTCATTGGTACTGTTACTTGTGCTTTTATTTGTTTCCTTACTGGTGTTAGTGGTGTCAGTCTTATTGCTAACATCAGTTTCGCTATTACCTGTACCAGTTCTTGTGCTGTCAATGCTCTCATTACCATTTGTTGTGTTAGCCTTATTACCTCTCCGTGTAATATCCACATCATACAATGGGTTGAACTCAAGTAGTTCACTCTGATACAACTTATTGAAGTAAGGCATAATCTCGTTCATACGAGTATCAAGGCGGAACTTCCATAAACCAACGGTTTCCTCACAGATTTCCCTTGTATAATAGTGCTTCAAAATCTTCTTGCAGAGTACATTTCTGTACGCTTCATCGAAGATAGGGAAGTCAAAGTTGAACACCTCAGGAATAGCCTTATTGATAATGTCATCAATACTGTTATAACCGGCACTTTCAGAAATACCCGAAGCGTTCTCGCAGATGAACCGAACTTCGGTTGTATATTTACTCATTCGGTTCACCACCTTCTTCCGTCACATCGTCACCGTCTGTAAGCACTTCTTCCGACAAGGCTTGATAATCTTCACGATAATCACACCAAATATCCAGCCCGAACATTTTGTTGATTTCTCTACAAGCATCTCGTCTCGCTTCAAGTCTACTGTATCGGCTCGCGATAGTACCACCTTGATTACGAGTGACTTCATCAGTGATAAGTCTTTCTTTTTTAGTAATGTTGATGTTGCTAATACCAAGGTAAGTCAACGCTTCGTTCCAAATCTGCGTTTTCAACTGGTACAACTTATCTGCAACATAAGGTGCATCAGTTTTCAGAGTTTTGATAGCATTAGGGTTCAAGTTCTTATCACCAAAAATGAAAGGTTCATTACCATCGTATTTCTTATAAAGGTTCAACATGGTAAGACGCTGTGTTTCATCACACTGGATAAGAACAGGGGTTTTCTGTGCGTTAGCGTTTACGTCAATAGCTCTATCCAAATTCCACAATCTACGAGCGAACATTTCTACGTCCAGTCTGCTATTATTGTGCAGATAGTTATTGAATATAATAACGCTATCCTTGTCAGTCAAGTCTTTCTGATAGCCGTTTACCGCATACGCTCTACGATTAACAGGAATACGGTACACATTGAACTTACCACCTTTGGCGTTCTGTAAGGCAAGAAAACCAATTTCTTCGTCCTTAAAGAATACAGCTTGTCCGTCAGTAAACAAGGTCAATTCAAGATACCGTGGGTCTACCGTATCAGGTAGGTTTTTCCATTCAAACATGGAAATAGACAACTCTGTTAATCTATTGTAGTATTGACGAAACGTAGCGTTGTTTAGAGCCGCACTCTCCCAAAACTGCCTATCTCGTTTAGCCATTTTATCACCACCTTACACACTATTATCGAGGTTATAGTTGCCGACGTTTGCACCGTTTTTCCAGAATGTAATACCCCTATCATATATTTCACAAATTTTACGAGCATCATCACAAGGAATAGAACCTGTAATTTCGCAACCAATAGTCTTAGTATAAGTCCAGTAAGGCCGCACATTACGGTTAGGTACTTTTACCCTGTGGGTTGCGTAACCATGCTTTGTAAAGTAGTCATCAATGATACGAGCAAATTCTGGTGTAATATGCTTGTGCATAAAAGCAAAATCCAGCAACCCAACAGCCGCTAATGTTTGAGAACCAGCGCCACCATGTGCTTGTCTTGGCATGAACGAGTGTTGTATCACAGGTGCGACAACACTGGCAATAGCAATACCAGCACCTATTGGGGTAGCAGCTGCTACACTTGCACCAACCGTTGTTGCTACACCTGCTGTTTGAATAGCCGCACTAAAAGCATTAACACCTAAGGATGCACCATTTTGAGCCAACCATGCCTTAAAAGAGTCAGTATTAAATGACAACTGAGGAAACCCAGATAACACCATCTTTTCATCATAGTTGGTAGCAACACCCTTGTAGTTTTGTGGTGCAAGAATAACCTGTGGGTTGCAACCCATATCACCAGCAATAACGAAAGTACACTCATTACCGCTGAAATATTCATATGGGTAAACAGCATGATTACCTTGCAGATTTGTTACATACAAGAAATTATAAGGGTATGTGAATAGTTTTTTATTTTTTACGTTAGTGTAATTACCAATAGCATTTAAGTTTTTAGTTTTAACAACATCATATGTTTTTGCATCGTCAAGAATATTTCCAACCATAGATGTAGGCATAAGGAAAACAGACACAATGCCATCAGTTTTACTTCCAGCACCGCTAATAAATTCAGCACAAGCGTTAGCACCATTAGTAGTATTAGGAAACACATTGTAATACAGCCCGCTGAAAAGTCCACAATAGTATGCACCGCTAACATTTTTGTATTCTCCATCAAAAGTTGCGGCTACTACAATAGACTTACCACCTAACGCACCGCTTCCATCAAAATCATCCGAAACATATTCACCAGTTTCCAAATTTTCTGGTACAAGATTTTCACCGATATTGTCGGTAGCACTATGTTCTCTTTCTACGAAACACATTTCGAGTTCGTAGTCGAAAAACCATGTTTGCATAACGTCAATTTCAAATTCGATTTCACTGGTGACATTGTTGACATATTCAACACTCTTAATGAAAGCATAGAACCACTTGCTACCAAATGAACTATTTTGGAACATAAGGTAATTGCAATCGTACAAATCTTCTGCCTTATAAGCTACCCTCATTTTACCGCGCTGAACACGTTGATATGTTTGATTAGTCAGAGTGTACTTAGTAAGACCTTTAAAGTAACTAATTTGTGCGCTCTCGCTTGCAAAATAAATAGTGTGTTCATAGGTAGTATCAAGAGGGCAATTTTTTAACAAACGTATTGTTGTATTCGGTTCAATATACATTCGTTCACCTCCTTAAATAGAGGGGTGAGGTTGTAGCCCCACCCCTCAACGTGGTTAGCCTTTCTTATTGAAAGTGATAGTAGTACCAACCTCATCGGTAGTGTTGATTGCAGTAGCACCAGTATAAATGGTGTCACCAATCTTAGCTGTAACGGTAGCAGTAGTCTTACCAGCAGGGAAAATGATAGCGCCGTACTTGTGGATAGCAATACCATTTTCGGTGTTAGTAGCGTCCTGAATGAACTCCACATTATTGTTAGCCAGAGTAGGAGTATTCTCCTGCACAGAAAGGGTCATCACAGTTGCACTCTCGCTGATAGACTTGTCAGCAATTTTAACGGTGAAACTTGCAGGATTTGTAATGGTAGCACCATCGGCAACGAATACAACAGCGTTGGAGAAAGGAGAATAACTCACAGTTTTCCACACGTTGTAGAAATAGTTCCAGTACATACCGGAAGCAACGTATTTCTCGGTGAATTTATTCTGGTTGTCATAAATCTGAAACCATTCAGCGTCAACCAGTACAGCCTTAACATTCTTCATGAGTTCCAGTTCAGCAGAGGTTACTCCCTCAACCATGTCACTGTTGGCCATGATTTCACTGAAACGGTCATTGTCGAAAGTAGTCCAATCGTCAATTAGTTTCAGTTTGCCGATGAAGTCAGCCTTGTCCATGTTGAACGCACCTGCCAACACCTGAACGTCATAGGAAGCATTGTAGTCACTGTCCATGAAGATGTACTGGTCAGCCTTTGGGGTGGTAGTGGTAACGCCACTTGCATTGTACTTCTTACCCATAAAGGTCAGCTTATTGGAAGTGCCGCGGAAAGCGATAGCCGCTTCACTCATATCACCTGCACCAATGGACACAGGGTACATCTTACCGTGTGCGATACCCTTAATCATAAGGTACTTGAACAGCAGATACTCGTCATACTCAGCGGCGGTGTAAACGCTGTCAACAATTTTTGCGATAAGGTCAGTCACACCGTTAACGGATGTGAAAGCCATACGCAAGTCCTCGTCTTGAATTGTTACAGGGTACTGTACTCGCCAGTTCATGGTGTGGAAAGCGGTACGCACATCGGGAATAGTTCGCTTCAGCTCTCTTGCTTCACCCTTGTCGGGATTAAATTCACGAGCCTTAGCGATGTTTACAAACACTTCCTCGACAGTTTCACCAAACTCCAGATAACCCTTTTTGAGTTCAGCATATGCGTTGTTGAACACAGCAGATTTGACACGCACAAGTGCAATACGATTAACCAGAGCGTTGAGGAACTGGTTAGCCATAGCAGGATAGCCGTAAAGAACTTCACCCACCTTGGGAATTTCAGTAGCATCGGTAATTTCAGGTACGAGGTTCTGGTACTCATAGGAAGCGTTAGCACGGATAGTGTTCAGAATATCAATGGTACTTGCGTTAAGCGAAGTAATAGCAATTCTCTTTGCCATAGATTATCCCTCCTTAAAAAGTTCATCAAATGTCAGTCTTTTGGGCGCTGGGTCTGGAACATCATCGTCTTGTTCTGTTCCACCGTGGAAGAACCTATCACGGTACTTAGTTCTCCACTCTTTGTCATTATCTTCGTACTTCTTTTTCCAGTCGGTTCCGTCATTATTTTTGTTATTCTCATAGTTGTTAATGGTATCTTGAACGTCCTCGATAAAGGATAATGCTTCGTCAGAGGTGTCATCACCGACACGCTCACGGACAGCGTTAAGAAGTTCTTCCGTTGTGCGAATAGCCATGTTCTTTCCTCCTGTTATAAACCGTACCGCAGTAGCATCCATATTGGCATTTTCTTTCTCTTTGTTGGTGGAAAAGGTGTGTCACCAGTAAGCATTGTATATATATCACTTGCGTACTCATATCTTATACCCATATTAGGTACAAGAGGCCCCTCGAAGCAGGCGAGAAATGCAAAGGTGGCATAATATACATTGTCGATTTCCTTAAACTGTGACAGCGTGATACTTGAACCATCACCATAGATATTAAGTATGTCGGTGCGAATAGCATACAGGTCAGCGTATGTACTTTTATCCCAATACGGGCGCCAACAACTGGTAGTCCATTTACTCAAAGTATTGTCAGCAAAAGCTGTACACTGTGCAATACCATCTTCGGGTGAAGCACCGCTGGTAACTTCGGTAACACTTAGGTTTGGGGCGTAATTATCAAGGTGTGAAGCACCATTTATATACCCCCTTGCAGGTGTATATTGGAACAGTCCATAACCACCAGAAAGGTTAAATGTGTCACCTTGCCACCTCCAAGGGTTAAGTCCGCTTTCGCCAACAGCATTACCAAATATACCTGCCTGTGCTTCTAAAGTGTAACTCCGGTTATTGAAAAACATATTCATCTCTGCTATATTTTCCTTACCCTCAACACTGATGTACCCGTAAGGCCCACGAGGTTTAGCATGCCAACTCATATCACTTACCCTCTGTGTTAAGTTCTACATTAGTTATAAATCCGTCAAAACCTGCTTTCTTTAGCTTGTCAAGCATATTCACAGCATTTTGCCTTACACTAAAAGCACCAACTTGCACTCTATATATAACTTTCTTGTTATTTTCAGTATCACTTTTATTGTTATCATTTTCGCTATTACTCAACATAGCTTTCTTAACATCCACTCTAAAACTATCCATAGTATAAGGAAGATTGAGTTTCTTCCAAAGGTGTTCAGGGTCAGTATGATTTGAAGCAATTCCTTTGGCGTATCCCTCACTATGTGAAAGTATCACATTTTTATCTAAAGGGTTAAGGTTGAAGTCCTTACACAGTTTAGCGAATAATTCAACAGCAGAATTATATGTTCTGGTAGCAACAGCTTTAGCATCTGCTTCGTTGTTTACAACAAAGTTAGCGCCGGCTGTGTACTTGATAGTAGCAGGCTCACACATTTCAACACCTATATGCGTGTTGTTTGAACTACCTCCACCGTGCCAACCTCGATGGTTCCAAGGAAGTGTCTGATAAACATCACCTGTGTTACCGTCAATGAAAGCATGCACACACGCTCTATCAAACGAAGAACTGTTCCAACTATTTACAAAGACTTTGGCATTGGGTTGTGAACAACCAACGCTATGTAACATAAGACCTTTAACGGTGATAGTTCTCCCAGCCTTGTAACAAGGGTTATTAGTTAGGATGCTATTGATGATGTTCATTAAGGTGTACCTCCCTTGTTTTCCAAGTTGTTAATTAGCTTCTGCATAACAAGAGTATTGTTATTCAATGCTTCTGCTAACTTATCAGTTTCAGCCTTATGGTGTTCCTGCATCTTATTGATGTACCAAAAGCAAATCAAACAGACAGCAATAGGGAAGCCAACATTTGTGATAATACTGGTAATAGCCTGTACGTCCATTCTGCTTCACCCCCTTTCTAACCCTACACTATTATATCATAACCCTTGACAAAAATCAATACCTATGTTATAATAATGTAGAGTACCTATAACAATAACAACAATAACAAAGCGAGGTTTGAACATGGGAAAGTATTACGATGGAACTAAATTGTTGTCAATGAAAGACATTAACGGCAACACACCAGAGATATTTATGTGTACCACTAACCGTACAGGTGGTAAGACAACTTATTTCGGTAGATTATGTGTAAACAGGTTCAAAGATAAAAAGGAGAAATTTGCACTAATTTACCGTTATAATTATGAGTTAGACGATTGTGCTGAAAAGTTCTATAAGGATATTTCTAAATTGTTCTTTCCCGGTACAGCCATGACAAGTAAACGGAAAGCATCTGGTATATTCCATGAGTTATTCATTGACGATGAAGCGTGTGGATATGCTATATCTCTTAATAGTGCAGACCAGATTAAGAAGTATAGTCACCTTTTTAGTGACATAAAGCGCATGATATTCGACGAGTTTCAGAGTGAAACTAACCACTACTGTTCAGACGAAATAAGGAAACTACTGTCTGTTCACACATCGGTAGCAAGAGGTAATGGTGAACAGATACGTTATGTGCCTGTATATATGCTATCCAACCCAGTTAGTATTATTAACCCTTACTATGTAGAACTCGGTATCAGCGAAAGGTTGACTGATGAAACAAAATTCCTGCGCGGGGACGGGTTCGTTCTTGAACAAGGGTTTGTTGAAAGTGCAAGTACAGCGCAAAAAGAAAGTGGTTTCAATCGTGCGTTTGCGAGAAACAGTTACGTTGCATATAGCAGCCAGTGTGTATATTTGAACGATAATAAGGCGTTTATTGAAAAGCCAGATGGTACAAGTAGATACCTCGCTACCCTCAAGTATAAGGGAACTGATTTTGCAATTAGGGAGTATCCAGAAAGCGGTATTATTTACTGCGATGATAAAGCAGATAGCACGTTTAAGCAGAAAATTACTGTTACCACAGATGACCACGAATTGAACTATGTTATGTTAAAAAGAAACGACTTCTTCCTTACCAACCTACGTTATTTCTTTGAGCGAGGGTGTTTCCGTTTTAAGGATTTAAGGTGCAAAGAAGCTGTGTTAAAAGCATTATCTTATTAAGGTATCTGCCTTTGTGTCCATTTCTGAACACGGTGGGTAGCACGGGTGGAATAAACCGCCACCAGTAGTTTGTCGGTTTCGCTGACCGCTTTAGTGGTGCAAAGGTTACAGATATAGAAAGACCCCCTCATGTTTCAATGAGAGGGTCTTTTGTTTTACATATTTTCCAACTTACGTTCTTCTCTGCAAATGTGTTTCCATTTACAGAAAAAGCAAATATGCCGACATTGTTGCAATCGTGTCTTGGTTTTGCGGTATCGGTGTATAAGGAAGTTGAACATATTAGTCCCTCCCTGTACTACCCAAGCCGCCCCTATCAGGGTTATCAAGTGTTTCCACCTGCAACAGCCGAATAGGTGACTGATTAGGCAGTAAGCGGAACTGACAGATACGGTCATTCTTGGGGATAAAGGTGTCACGCATAGCAATCGCAGGGAAGTGCCACCAATCGTTGTCACCTCTGTAACTACTGTCGATAACACCAATGCTATTAGCTTGGATAATACCATACTTGGCAAAGGCGGAAGAACGAGGTACTACGATAGCTTCACAACCAATGGGCAGTTCCATAGCAACACCTAAAGGAATATACTTGAACTCCCCTGCTTTCATAGTGGTGTCCTCTGCACACCTCAAGTCTACCCAATCACCTTTTGGTAATATGGTTAAAGGTTCAACGCCGTCTTTGTATTTAATTGCGATATTCGCGTAGTATCTGTGTAACATTTATAATTACCTCATTTCGTATGGTGTTTCGACAAGAACTACACCGCCCCTGATACGGACAGGGCGCAGTTTTCCGGGAACTCTTAAACCTACTGTAAAGTCTTTCATTGTTCTCTTAACTGATAAAAACTCTACTTCTTCGTCGGTCATATTGTCGTCCTCTTTAGGTGTATAACCTGTCATTGATTTGATGAATAGTTGTTTGCACTTGTCTGGCATACCTGCACACTTTACATTGTAATAAGGTTCATCAATAGATATACAATTCTCATGCGTAACGTGTTCAATGTATGTCTTTTGTCTGGTGAAAGTAGCAACGTCCCAAAAGGCTTCCAGTTTCCAACAACAGAAGTTCTTATCGTGTACTGTTATACCCTCAATCTGCTCAGGTTTAAGGTCACAATGGATACTATCTGTGTCTGCGTAGATAAACCCAGGATTGTCAATACCGTGGTAATTCTTTTGTGCGGCTCTTATGGTGAAGTTTCTTGCATAACTGGTGATAGCCGCCCCTACTGGTATATACCCAGGGGTCTTGTCTTTCTCTGGAATATAGTTGAAGCCAATGGATTTGTCATCTTTAACGTAAGCAATTTTGAAACTACTGTCAGTATTACTTGCCATCTTACCGTACAAATTATTGAGGAACAGCTTTGCTAACTCTCGTCTTGCATCTTTGCTTTCCAGTTTGATTTTCTTGTACTTCTCAATGTACTCGTCAAAGATACCTATTTCAGCATAAAACCAGCAACCATCTAATATCTCAAAGTCCACCAGTTCATAGTGTTCCTTTAATAATATATAGTCAGTCATGGTTAATGTGAGTTCAACTCTTGTGTCACACAGATTACCACTTTTGTCATAATACTTGTCATAGTATTGCTGTGTAACTGGGTCATAAATATCGGTTGTAGTTAGGCACTCTGTACCCTTGTATAATAAGTTACCTTTTATCTGTATGAATGGCAGATAACCATCTTTTATATAGAACCTTGTTTTAATTCGTACAAAGTAGTACCGATTAGGTAACAAGGCTTCATCTGGTATTATGTTACCAGTCCAGAAGTTAGGCTTACTAATAGGGTACATATTACCGCTTTCACTTGACATCATAGATGGGTATAAAGAGTTAACGTCTGCGGTTGTACCATTATAGTACATCCTTCCCTCTTTACCCTTAACGAGATAGCACCAACCACCTTTATATGCTTTGCGAACCCATTCACCGGCAGTTTTGTATCTGTGTTTACTCTCGTCTATTGATATGTCGTAGATATTAGGAAAAAATGTGCTGTAATCATCTTTACCAATGATTTTCTTATACTCTGCTAAACAACATGAGCCTATGGTTAATTTGGTGTGACCCTCACTAAACATAATTTCAAGTGCTTCTTTGACCACAAGAACATCATTAGCGATATACTTCTTTTCGTCCTCTGTTATAGTGCAACCTGCATACCTAAAACCAGTGTACTCAATGTTTAACTTTTTGTGTTTAGTTTTGAAGCTGTTTCCAATTCTCTTTACGCTGAATGGCAGTAACTTTAAGCTGTCACGAATTTCTATAAAGTGATTATTAACTTTGATAATAATGTTGTACCATTGCCCCATATCAGATACGGAGTATTTGAATGACTTATTTTTCATGTACTTTTCAGCCAGCCATTTTACTTCTGTACCCTCGTCATTTAACTTCTCATACGCTTGCTCATATCCAAGCTCAACCAGTAAATAAGCGAGCCAAAACGCACCGTCAAATTTTAAGTTATGGTAGTAAATACAGACGTTATCATTGAGCGAACTGAGGTACTCAAATGTTTCGCCTATGCTGTGAAATATTTTAACATCGTCTGTAAATAATTCAACAACAGCAGATGCCCAAACTTCGGTGTGAACCTGACCCTTATAAACAGTTGTTTCAAAATCCCCCATAAAGTAGCGGAATTTTTTCACTTTCATTCTGGCTGTTCCCACCATTCAAACTGTTCCATCATGTCCATTATTTGGTCTTTATATATGTTACCTTGGTCGGGTAAATAGTTCATCATTTCAGTCATGTACGTTTTAGTATTGACTGACTTATAAACTGTTTCCCATGTGATAAGTAACCCTTGTTCTGCACCGTCTTGCAACATTTGTGCTACTGCTTCTCTACCATTATCAGCGAGAAGTTTGTCAAACCATGATAAAAGAAGTGGGGTACCCTCTGCGTTAGGGAACTGGGCTAATTGTGACTTGAAGTTGGTCAAAACTATGTCTATAAAGTTAGGATAATAAGCATCATTTTCGTGTTCATCTTCTGGGCTATAAATAGGTTCTTCCTTGGGTTTTTGTTTTGTCTTTGTTTTTGCTTCCTTTTTGCTCTTAACTTGTTTAGCCTTGATAGTTTCTTTTGCTTTCTCTGTGGCTCTTTTCTTTTCAATACTTCTACCTTTAGTGCCAGAAAGAATTTCACCTGTTTCCTCGTCAACAAAATTAGCTTTCTTGTATAGTGTTTTGGGTGTGATATTCTTTAACCTTGAAACCGATTTAGTTGTTATCTTTTTCGGTTGTTTCGGTATAGGATTATCAAACCAAATGAAACCACGTTTAGACGCCCTAGGCAGAAACTGTTTAATGCGTCTTAATTCTTTCTTGTACTCCTGTTCTAGTGTTATTTTAGTAGTCTTACTTTGTTTAGCCATACGCGCCCCTCCTTGGAATAAAAAGTCACCCACACCGATTCACAGTTGGTGTGGGTGACGATGTGACTTTTATACGATGGAGCAGGTCAGGAACTCTTTGCCTTTGTAGTTCTTACTCGGCAGGCGATAGACCTCAATCTCGTAGTCCTCGTCAGTGCCACCCATCTCCTCAAAGATGCCCTTAAAGGCGGTGAAGAAACTTTCAGAACCAGTGACAAACTTGTTGCCAGTCTTATCAACAACAATGTACTTCACATAGTCCTTGTCCTCAGAACGCTCATTGTGAATGTCGAGGACAACATAGAAGTCAGGTTCGATGACCAAAGGATTTTCCTTGGTTGCGTCGTCCAGCTGGATAGCATTGGTGGTGTCCTTGAACTTGACACGCTCCTTTGCAGTCAGTTCCTTAGATGCTTCACGAATTTTAACTTCAAAACCAGTCATGTTTTACTTCTCCTTTTTATTGTTGGTAGTAGCCTGTTTATTAGGCTCATAATGGATGGGGCAGAGCTGTTCTGTTACTGCCTGTATGCAGACATCACGAATAGGGCAAATGTTGCAAGGTTTATTAGACATTAGTTTCGCTCCCGGCGGTATCAGCTTCGCCATCTTCGCCGTAAACCTTGCGAGGGGGAAGCACCTCAGCCAGTTCGATAAACTTCTGCTCACTCATACCATACAGAGTTTCCTCAACATTATGAGAAACAACGTGAACAGCCTTTACCTCGTCAGAGTTAATCAGCTTTTCAACGCTTTTGAGCATAGCCTGCTCATCCTTGTAGGTGCGAGGAAGAACAACCGTCTGAGTGAAAGGGTTGCCCTCCTTGATGTTCAGACACAGAACATCAACTTTAGTGGTCTGGATAGTGCGTGTGACCTGCGGTACTCTTGCCATGATTTTCATTCCTCCTTGTTAGTATTAGGGTTGTACCCATTTGTATTTGGTACCTTTCAGATTTGAACTGAAATTGTGCATACCTGCGGCACCATAATGGTGAGGCGGTGGTTGATTTTACGGTGCAAACCTGCACCACCTCACAAGCGGTATGACCCTTGACTACTCTCTAATTGTACCACAGAAGTACAAGAAAGTCAAGAACTATTTTTACGCCTTGTACCTTTTCCACAGTTTCCACAGAGTTATCCACATAGTTAGCACAGGCTAACTCCGTGTATGGCTTACACCCGACACCCTCATAAAGAGGGTCTGCTTTATAGTGTTAAGGTGACTGTATCGAGTAGTTCATAGTTTGTGCAAATAAGTTCGCACATGATGTTGAATTTCTGAAGCGGTGTTGTGCATCTAAATGTGCAAATGATACCGCATCCAAGTTTGATTTTGTAATAGGTAATCTCCATGTTATTGTTTCTCCTTTTGTTTGTATTAGGATTTTCACCCGACACAGGGTATTAAATACCCTGTCTGCTTTGCAATTCTTTCGCAAGAAATTCCTGTGCTTCATCGAGATCGTGACACGGGTGTTTATACACACAGTTTCTGCAATCTCCTGTGCAGTTAATAGAGGTAATCATAGCCACACCCTCACCGAAAACATCGTACAGCATTTGAAGCTGTTCTTTGGTATATGCACGGATTTTCAGTGTAATCATAGTTGTTTCTCCTTTTTTGTGTTGTGGTGTTATTATTTCACCCGACACGGTGATTTTACTCACCGTCTGCTAATGACATAACTTCACCTGTATAAATGTTATAGGTTTGGTTATTTTCGTAGCACATTTTAGCTGTGTAGTAGCTTGCACCGTTACCATATTCGTGCATAAACGCTCCAATGTGCTTTCTGGTGGTTGCACTATATGTGCCGGTACATACAAGCCAACCTTGAGGGTCAATAGAAATAACCATTGTGGCGTAAGAGATTAACTCAATACCGCCATTCTCATCAATTTCTACATGAGCCTGTGCGTAAGGCATACGGGACAGCTTTTTAATGTTTTTCATGTTGTTTCTCCTTTTGTTTGTGTTATTGGGGTTTTCACCCGACACCGCCCATGTGGGCGGTCTGCTTTAGTCCTCAGCTTTGGTACGAGGGGGCAACACAGTTGCGTACTTGATGAAGTCAATCTCGGGCATACCGTAGAGAATTTCCTTGGTTGCGATAGACTGCACAGCAACGCACTTGAATGTGTCAGTTTCGTGGAGTTTCTTAACTGCCTTGAGAATAGCCTTTTCGTCAGTCAAACCACCGCCAACTTCGTATGCGATAGTTTCAACCTTTGCGTTGGTGGTATCGAGGGTCATAACCTCAGCGATAGCCAGTTCCACAGTGCGAGTTACCATTCTTTCTCTTGCCATTGTTCATTTCTCCTTTTAATGTTAGTATTATTTGGGTTACACCCGACACAGGGTAGATAACTACCCTGTCTAAAGCAAACTTGTGTTTCGTCTTAATTTTCAAAGACTCGTCAGGGGTGTTTCACATTACAAGGAGAGAAACATATATTCAGTTTTCAAGGTGCATACAGTAGAGGTTGTTTTGCTTTCCTCTTTTGTACCCTTATTATATCACAGGTTGTTCCATTTGTCAAGTACTTTTTTGCACTTATTTTTGGAACTCTATGTGATTTTCAAGGTACTTCCACCAGATAACTCTCGTTCCCTTTACTGTAACCTTATTATATCACAGGTTGTTCCATTTGTCAAGTACTTTTTGCACTTATTTTTGGAACTCTATGTGATTTTCAAGGTACTTCCACCGGATAACTCTCGTTCCCTTTACTGTAACCTTATTATATCACAGGTTGTTCCATTTG